GGTTCTGTGCTCCCATTCCCATCTTCGATCTCCAAAAGACTACGATGGCACCACCCTACACTAAGAAATGCCCTCTGTCACATGGGCTGGGTTGGAAATTATCAGGGAGCAAATGAGCACGGGCCTACCCGTGGTCTTTTGTGAGCTGATAAATTCCAAGCATTAACACACATCTCAGGACTATCGCTGACTTCACCATCATGTGATGGGGAAGCATAGTCTAAAAGCGACACTTATGCCCTGATTCACGGGTCTAACCCCCGTGTTTTTGGAGACTCATGTCGTTTTCAGGACATTTCATACAAAAATATAAGGGGGTGGGGTGGAAAAACACAATTAAATCAACAAGATAGGGGTGCCTATTTTTATAACACGTTGATATTGTGGGAAAAATGTGGGGGGAGGGGTATTTGAGGGGAATGTGGTGATCGTTTGAGGGGAACAACATGTATGTGCGTGGGGACGGCGGCCATCGCGACAGGGGGGTTGGGGGTAGGTGGGGGTCGCCATACCGTCCATCCCCCGACGACCGGACCCCGACACACCGCCACACTGCGTGGGACAGGCCCTACAGCGCCATCTAGCCCTTGGCCTAGGTCACCCTAGCCGGGAACACAGAAGGCCACGCAGCGGCCACTGTACGCAGCGCAGCACGATGAGGGGGGTAGGGGGGTGTTTTCCGGGGGGGGTGTACTGTTTCCCCGGGTGCAGTCAGCCTGAGCCGCTGCACCCAGTGCGATCAGCCTGCGATGCCAAGCCTTGCCAGCCTGTCAGCGATGGATCGTTCGATGTCAGCCGTGCTGCGATCCGTTGTGTCGTTCACCTCGATGCGGTCAGTGAAGATGCCAGCAGCCTTGCCCAGAAGTTCAGCGGCCCTGATCTTGGCTGATGAACTGTCAGCGGACTTGAGCATCTCACGCAGCGTGTTGATCGACGCCTCTGCGTCTGAGACCGCCAACATGCGCCGTTGGTCTTCTTTCTCAGCATTCAACGACTTTACCCGCAGGGAAACATTAGGGTGCATGAACAGCCGCGATGCCTCAACCCTGACAGCCTCATCTGACATCCCCTTGGCATCATAGGCCAGCCGATATGCAGCCGACAGTGATTCACCTGACACCACATGCTCGGCAAACGCCTCCTGCTTGGATGTCAGGCCCAGCAGCAGGTTCTTCCCTGACTTGCGTCTTGTCCCGGTAGGCGTGTCACCCTTGGATGTTCCAACACTCCCTCCAGTGGTTGGCTTTGCCTTGGGTGTCTTCACGGTGTCTGTTCCTGCTACGACCGCTAGGTGTCGCTTCGCTCGGGACGGGCGCGAACCCTTGGCGGGCGTGGTGTTCTCGGGGGTCTCATCCATCATCTGATCCTCATCTGGTGCAGGCCTTCTGTGCCTGTGATCTGTCCCTGAACGATACCATCACACAGGACCAATTGCACCTGCCTGTCGCCTGCGGCTCGGGACACCCCAAGAGATCGGGCTTTTTCTGGCACCCAACCCATTGATATCACTGCACAATCCCAAAACGAATCACCTGTGAAAACAGGCACAAAAACACCCCTTTTCGAACAGCTCAGAAGAGTCATCCGACCATACCAACACCACACCTGAGCAATACCAAGGCAATACCAATCTGTGCTTTAATTGTCACACACAGGCACCCATTGGCACTTATTTCACCTTATCGGCACTAAAGGCCTTCTGACCCCTATTGACACACAGTCTGACAAAAGGGCTTACATAGGCCGTGCCCAGTGACCTGTTACCGATTGACCCAGAGGGGTTCTACCCCGCCGCTCTTTTGTCTTTGCTCCGTCGCCCCCTGTTTCTCTGGGCACCGCCGATAGGCCCAAGCTGTAAGCGCGGACGACCGCCAAGCCCAGACGCTCCATCCGAGGCATCAACCCTGTATTCAGGGGGCAACGTGCTGGCTATCGGCACACCTCAACCGCCGCAGTGATGCACCGGGGACAGGGCCAAGAGAAACCAGCGCGACCCCCAAAAAGCTCAATTGAACAATTTGAGCATCCGGCCCTGCCGGGTGTTCTGGTGGTTCAATCAGGAGAAAATCAATGAACGTCGAAGAACTGGTCAACGCCGCGCACAAGCAAGCAGTCTGCCAAGCTGGCCCCCGCAAGGGTCGCCTGAAAGCCACCTGCCCGCCCATGGGAACGCCCGGTGAGGCTTACTGGCTGGGCTGCATGTACGAACTGAACCCCTACAAGGTCAGCATTGCCCGCCTGATCTTCATGACCCCCGAACACCGGGAACTGTTCGACGCCGCCGTGGCGTCAACCAAGGCTGTGCGGGCCAAGCGCAAAGCAGCGTGACCCTCTGGTGACCAGCCCTGCGGGGCTGGCATCCAGAAGGCCAACCAATCAACCAAAGGAGAATGAAATGAACAAAACGGTATTTGTCATCCGCTCAATGTCCACCAGCGACTGGAACGGTCGCGACCCGGTGACCCCTTACCACGTCTACCTGCTGCATCCGCAGGCACGGCGCGGTGCATACTGGGCAACGTCTGGCAGCATCATGGTGTTTGCCACCATCGAAGAGGCTGAGGCCGAGTGGCTGCGCCTGTTCCCCGAGGGCCGCAAGGGCTGCACCGACATCGCGCCGCTGCGCCATCCTGTGCCTGTCTGGGAAGCCCTCTACCACCGCCCGGAGGTCGCCGCAGCATGACCTATTTCGAAAGCGCCGAGGGCGTCATGATCACCCGTGACCGCGCCTTCAAAGAACTGATCGATCACGGCATGAAAGACGAGATCGACACCTTCATCAAAGACATGGGCGACCGCCAGCAATACGCTGCGCGGGATGTCCTCCAGTGGCTGGGGTACTGACATGATCAACCGCATAGAAACATTCAGAACGAAAGAAGAGGCTGAGGCCGAGGGCCAGCGCAGCAAGGCAATTCTTGGGCCGGGGTATGGCTACACCTACACGGTGTGGCAGTCCGGCGACGTGTGGATGCTGCAATCATCCCGCTACTCATCCTGCGACTGACCTACTGGTGACCAGCCCGGATGGGCTGGCATCCTGTGTGCCAGTGCAACCAATCAACCCATGGAGACCTATCATGTCGAAAATCGTCTACGCCGCCCGCACCATCGAACTGTCCCAGTACGGGCAGGCCAAGCCCGTTTCCCTTCCCACCCTGCCCTTCTGAGGTGCGCCATGAACATCGATCAAATCCGCGAGAACATGCGCGTCCTGCAGGATGACATCCTGCACCTCGAGCGGTCGCTGCATGGCATGGACCCCGACAGCCCAGAGGCTGAGAGCAAAGACCGCATCCTGAACGTCAAGTGGCGGCTGTTCTCTGAACAGAACGTCATGCTTGACCGCGCCGAATGCAACGCCGCCCGCGAGGCGGCAGAATCCCGGTGGCACCATCACGATGCCGCCGACACCTTGGACCTTTATTGAGGATCGCCACCATGACCATCATGCAACCCATCGTGAACATCAACGGCACCAGCCGTGACGAACTCGTCAAGATGCGGATTGAAGCCCGCCGTGCGATCCATGAGGCGCTGCGGGCGCTTCAGGAACTGTCACCACATGGCCGGGACTACATCGGCGACCGTGACGCTTGGAAGCGCGACAGCGACATTTACCGCGAGCGTTTCCGCATACTCGACGCCATGGCCAACGACCTTCTGGACGAGGGCGTGGCCATCATGGAAGGCGTTTGACTGGATCATCGGTGTGCCACCCTGCGGGGTGGCCATCCCATGCTCCGGGTCCGCAGCAGATCAAAGAGACCCCCAACCCTAGGAGACTACCATGACCATCGACCATACCGTGTTCGCCGAGATCGCCACCCGTGAAACCTCTATCGCCAACCTGAAGGGCGAGGCAAAGGAACGCACCGTTGAAGCCAACGGCCAGAAGATCGGTGCCTATTCGGCCCTGATCGCAGGCCTGTCCGGCCAGAAGCTGGTCAAGGGCAACCTGCCCCGCGCCATCGCCAAGCAGGTGTACAAAGGCCTGATCGAGGACGCAGGCGTCAAGGAGGCGACCGCCAAGCGGTACCTTGAAAATTCTGTCGGCGCGATCCGCACCCTCGACATCCCCACGCAGGCCACCCCTGCGCTGGTCAAGGCGATCTTGGACAGCGAGAACATCGACAGCGAGAACAAGCTGGCCAAGCTGGTGTCGGGCGAGACCGACAAGGACCCCATGCAGACTATGGCCGAGGCTCTGGTAGGCAAGTTCACCACCCGCAAGGATGATGATGGAAACCGTGTGCAGGGCGTGTTCAAGCCCAGCAAGTACGAGCAAGAGGATTGGGACCGCTTCGAGGATGCACTGCGCGAACTGAAGGCTGCACGGGTGGCAGCATCAGACGCAGCACGTCAGGCCGAGATCGAAACCCAGAAGGCCAACGACATGGCCAACGAAGTCTTCAACAGCCTGTGATGCATCGGTGTGGGGCGGTGGTGCCGCCCCCATCCCATGCAGCATGGAGGACAAGATGACAGCCGCATACGTAAGCCTGCACAAGGTAAGACAAGTGCGGGCGCGATCTATTTTCCCGTGCAACAGCGCGGCCCTGACCATTGTCCTAAGTGGCGATGATGGGGAGGTTGAGATTTGCATCTTTGGCTTGCCAGAGGATCGCGCCCTGCACATTGCGAATGTTCTGGGGGACGATGACACCATCGTCTTTGAGGGGACCACCAGCACCACCATGAAACTTTACCTCGAAACCAAGGATGTGTTCGAGGCACTGGAAGGTAGAAAAAAGGAGAACGACCATGAGTGAACCACTGATCACCATCACCCTAATTCAGGCCAAGACCGCGCTTGAATGCATCGACAACGACATCAGCCACAGCGACCACGGCGACCCGCCCAACTACACTGACGTGTCGGAACTGATGTTCTATTTGCAGCGGGCAGAGGTGCGGCAGCGCCTCTTGACTGCCATCCGGGTGGCAGAATCTGGACTGTGACAAGCAACAACAATTGAAACCTGAGGAGAAAGACAAATGGCTATCGCGAAGAAAGAGACCACAGAGCTACACATCGACCGCCTCAAGCAGGGCCGATTGACCCTACGCATGGTCGGATCGACCCCGCTGTACTTCAACAGCATGAGCGTGAAGGCAAAGCGCGACCTCTTGCTGGGGTCAACCCGCAAGACCAAGGCTGAGCGTGTGAACCTCAAGCACCACCCGGAACAGGAGTTTCGGGACAGCATGTACCGCAAGGCCACCGGGGAAACGCTCTTGTGCTTCCCTGCGCCGGGCGTGAAGGGTGCCATGGCAACCGCTGCACTGGCAACGGCAGGCATCACCAAGGTGGATGTTCAGCGCCTGATCTTCCTGCCCGAGATGCACATTCAGGTGTGGGGCAAGCCCTACCTGAAGATGGACGTTGTCCGGTCGGCTGACATGAACAAGACCCCGGACGTGCGGACACGGGCATACCTGCCACGCTGGTGCGCTGAGGTCACGGTGGCATTCGTTCAGCCCACCCTCAACGCGCACTCGATTGCGTCGATCCTGACCAACGC